TTGTTTCCAGTATGCTTCTAACATTGCCTGCGTCTTTGTCCCCCACAGACCGTCCACAGACAAGTCTGCGAGTTTTCCAGTGTAGCAAGAGTTTAGTTTGCCCTGTAACCACTTCACGGCTGCCTTGCTAGAGGTCTTTTTCACGATCGTGTAAGGCGGTTTCTTTTCCGCTGCTTTTTTCTTCTCTGTAATGCTCTTCCCGACAATCCCTTCGGCTATGGCCTTTGCCACTGCCTTGTACCCTACTTTTTTGTAGAGTTCATAGTCGTCTTTATCATCGACAAAACACGCTTCTACGAGAATTGCTTTATTTTTTGTATGATTAAGAAAATAGAGACTTCCAGTTTTTTTCGTTCCTCGATCTGTAAAACCTAATTTCTTCATGTTTTTTCTGATCCTGCTCGCTGCATCTTTCTTTATACCGGATGCCGATGTACAGAGAACTTCTACTCCTGCAATCTTCCCATCACCTTTTCTGTCGTTCCTCCCAGAGTTTAAGTGTATAGAAACATCTAAAGTGGCATTTCTTTTATTACACTTTGCTACAATCTTTTTTAGGACATCTCCTTGATTCTTCCCATTATTGCATGTGCAATTATAGGCTTTATGTCCGTCCAACTTCAAAAGCCGAACAACTTCCTTACAGATTAGGCGGTCTTCCCTGGATTCATCTAAGAAGCCTGAAGCCCCACAAGCCACTTTTCCTTCCGGGTTATGGCCCCCATGAATATTATATGTACTCATTTATTCATCCTCCTCTATTTCTTCCTCTTCCAGATCTTCCGGTTCTTTATATTCTTCTGCTGCTGGTGCTCCCGGAATGGCATATCCCTTTGCAGTATCAGAGTCTCCCGCTCCTGGAGTGGTAGGATCTACTAAGATTCCAAAGGCCGCTAAGATATTCAATATAATTCCCAAAAGCTGTGTTAGTTCTCCTTGTGCAATTTTAGGTGTAATCCCAAGAATAGCACAAATCTGATATACGAATGTTATACCTGCTGCCACCAGGGCCGCCAATGTCGTCTTATTCTTAAATCTCAATTTCCAATTCATCATAATATTTTTTCCTTCCTATTTTATATACTGGGCCAACAATGCGAGTAATCCTGTGCCCATTGCTCCTGCAATAGCACCAAGGACCGTATTAAATATTGTCCTCTTTGCATCGTTCCAGTTTTTCGCCGGTTCCTGCTCTAATATTTCCACCTTATCCTTTAAGGTCTCAACGTTAATACTTGTTGCTTTCATTTGCTCACATAGAACTACCATGGATTTTGACATTGTATGAATTTCTAAAGTTAAATTCTCCAATTCTTCTATGCGATGCTGATTGCTTTTTGAGCGTTCCTCTACTTTTGTTAGCCTCTGTTCATGTTCTAAATCCATAGTGGTTCTCCCAATAAAAAAAGAGCCATAGCTCTAAGTATTAATAGTTTCTAATGCTCTTGGTCCTGCTCGTATCTCCATATTCTTTTCTCCTCCTTGCGATGTCGCAAACAAAAAAAGACCAGATTGGTCCTGAACTAAATTCTGATTTAAAAACAAATGAGCAATTGCTTATCAGATGATAATTCTGGTCTACAATCGCTCTTTTATGATTATTATTTGTATTTTTTACTTTTTTTTAATTTCTTAATAGCTTTTTTCAAACTCGCATTTGATTTATCGATTGATTTTTGCTTTGGGGTGATGCTATATAGTAACTTTTTAGAAGTTTTTAATTTCTTTTGCATATACTTCCATGTTTTTTTGTTATATTTTTTTGATTTTAACTTCGACGCTTTATTTATAGTTTTATATAATGAATTAGTTCTTAAAGAAACCTTTCCAGAAATAGGATTCAGTTGGCTTTTATACTTTATTTCAACAGATAAAATTTTTGCTAATGTTGTAGCCCCTTTAGGTGTAAAATGCATATTATCTTTTACATACATATTCCGTGCTTGCTTTTTTCCAATTAAATTAAAGTAATCTGCCGACTTTTTTCCCAAGTCTATCAACGGTACCTTGTATTTTTTTCCAATAGAAATCATAGCTGCTCTGTATTGTGGGACATAAGGAATATATTTTCCTGATGTATTAACTGGAGGAGGCGTGATTAATACTGGTTTTGCCTTTTTGCTTCGTATCTTTTTTATATAATCAATTAGATAAGTCTTATACTCAGAAACCGTAGAACCAGTCCACCATTGAGTATATACTTCATTATGGCCAAGCTGAATAAAAACATAGTCTCCCTTTTTTAACTTTTTCTGAATCGCCTGAAACATTCCATATTTATCATAAATTGCAACACTTGCTCCATTTTTTGCCCAATTTTCAATAGATAACTCAGGTGTATTATACCTAATAACATCTACATAATCAGAAGCACCTTTTACGTGAACCGTTCTTTTTTTAGATGGATGTTTAAAATATCTGTACAGCATTTGTCCCCATCCATTTTGATACCTATTTCCTTCATAGGAATGAGCAATTGAATCACCCATAATATAGATTGTAGGTTTACTCTTTGCATATAAATTATGTTTGGGAATGAAACATGTAATCAGTACCAGACTTAAAAACATAGACGCTATTATTTTAACCTTTTTTTTCATATTCATTGATATCCTCCTATTATTTCTAAGTATATCATTTTCATTCTATTTTATCTATGCTACTTTCTTCTAACCCAATAAAAAACCGTGATATAGGGCTGTAGATTTGAGTGAGCTCCTCCTTCTCCTGCATTTTTTGTATAAGTTTTGCTTTTAATATTCATGTTAATATTCTGTCTTCCGTTTTGATTTGTTGTAACAATAGAATTATTTGCAGGATGTTCATCTGTATAGACATAGCTTAAATCACTTTCCTGATGACTATGAACAGGAATTTGTTTGATACTCAATGTTACATCCTTTAATCCACCGGATTTTTCAACAGTATTAAAATCCGGGTCAGATTCATTGACCCCTACCAATGTTTGACCTTTTGCAATTGGCTCCCATTCTCCCAGTAATGATTTATTTGGATCGAAGCCATTTACAAAGGCAAGTACAATACCAACAGGATATAAAGCCGAATTTAGTTCATTAACCTGTTCTTTCAAACTTTTTTCAATCGAGAGAAATTTAACTCCTTCGTCCCCGCAAATTGCAAATTTATCATTTACGTATTTTGCGTTATTAAACTTCTTATTTGTTGTGAGTGTCGTTTTCCATTCTTTACAATCCGTAGATGTATAAACATTGTGTTCAGTTTGTAGTAAGAACATCCCACTGTAATGTATTAGTTTATTTTTCCCTGTTTCAAATCCTTCTGCAACTTTTACCATTAAGGTATAGTGCTCAGGCTCTGATCTGTATATGTTTCCGGATTGTGTAGTGTAATATAAACGATTGTCTTTAAACAAAATGCTGCTGATTACTTCGTCATTTTTCTCAAAGATCAGCTCTTGCGTTTCTGTACCGCTTCCAATAAGATTTTGATATTCGTAAACGATGTGTTCTGTACATCCAACAAATTTATCCTCATCGTTTATTTTTACAATATCAATTAGTGGTTCGTCCGGGAGTACTCCCAACGTATAAAGATCAAGGGCGTAATCCATGTATGCCCTAATAATCTTACTCCCAATAATCAATGCACGGCTTCCAAACGCTTTTATTTTATTCACTTCCCAATTTTGTGACGTAGGAAATTGAGTAAATTCTCCGCTTTCCCCATACAAGTAGTGAATCATATTTGCGTTTGTTGCTCCAATGTATGTCCCACTATCTAAGTATTCAAGATGTTTAATACGATCGGTGTATCCAACATTTTGCCACTCTTTTGCGTTCGTGGATGTAAGATATGTGAAACTTTGTGTTTCTCCATCCTTGTATCCAAACGCAAGATATCCTTTATCCCCATATGTAATTGTTTCAGGCGTGTATCCAAACAAATCATTTGTTTCTATGTTTCCAATTTTTTTATACAGTTCTTGTTTTGCATTATCCATGTCAACTGTATTTTTCCATACCTTTTCATCTAAAACTCTAAAGCTTCTCGAAATTTCTGCCCCATCTACAAAGTCCTCTTCATCCTGCTGCGTAAGTCCTAAATTCTCTGTATACTTCTTTTCTGCCATTTACCTTACCTCGTTTCTCATTTCATACCATGTTTTTAACTTCAGATCTTTCCACGTTGTGTTTTTATATTCTAACCATTGCCGGTACCGAAGCATAATATCCATTTTTATATTAAGAGGCACGATTGTTTCTAGCAATTTTACAAACTCATCATACATTGCTCGTTTTTTAAGTTCTAAGCGACACATCATTTCCTGAGTGTCATTATCTATAACAATCGTATAATTTCCTTCACCTAATAGATTATCCATACGGTTAATAAGGTCACGGAATGTGTATGGATAGCTGTCATACCATTTAATTAAGATACGGAACCTTCTGTCCTCAAGTGATTCCGTATCTTTCGGATTCACTTTTAGGATTTCTTCTCTTCTCTTTATTCCGTTTTCCGTAGATGTTGTAATGTTCGTATCTTTATCAGCCGCTTCTATATGTCCAAACAACTTTTTTTCTATAATGTCACCTTTGTCATAAACAGCCTTGATCTCATCAATGGCTATCACGCATTCAGGGTATTCTAATTGCATATAATATCCCCCTGAACAGGTATTACGTTTTCATCAAGTGTTATATTTGCAGTGAGATCGTTCAATTTTATTTCCGTCACATCGTGGACTCCTTCAATGTTAAATATTGCATTTTCAATTCCTGCTTTCCTTACCACAATATTATCTTTTTCTATCCATTCTTTTCTAAGACCAAGAAAGTATTCTGAAATTTCAATCTCGATCTGACTCTTCAGATCTTCGTATGCGTAACCATCGTCAAAGATTAATACCATATTAACGTCAATTTTTTCTTCTATTACTCCATTTATCACAACGGAATGCCCAATCGGAGCAATCCCTATTCCATCTCCATTATTTTGCAATGGATCTACTGCCTCTTGTACTCGCTGTATGACATCATCAGCTGGTCTTTCATACGTAGAAGAAATCACATACGCCGGGATAGTTCCTCCCTCTCTGCGATACACTTTTACCCCTCCTACGCCCTCGATCTTTCCTATCTCCTGAATGTAATACGCTTTATTGCCCGCAAAAGGTTTAATTTCAAAACTGTCCAGTAATCTCATCCGATATGATTCTTCATCCTCCTCTTCTCTTCCAGGTTCAATGAGTTCAACCAACTCGGCTGTTTCCAGACCGTCGATATCATCAAGTGGTGTTAATTCTCCCATCCACCCATTTGGATCCGTCCCCGTCTCTTCGCATTCCAGCTTGTACGTATGTGTTATATCGTCAATCAATTCTGTAACGATATAATCATAATCGTCTCCGGAAAACTCACTTCCGATTTCTACCGGAATATTAAATTTCCCTTTGAAAACTGCTGCTGTTGCTTCTTCGATATAGATACCTTTCTCTTGACCGAATAATACAAGGTGGTCCAGATCGGCCGTATCCGGATAAATATTTTCATATACTGCGGCCAGTTGAAGATACGCTTCTTCCAGCTGTGCTGCACATTTTGAACAAGCGTGGTAAATTAAACTCCCCTCAGAAGTATCCAGACCGTCCGGCATATCTTCCATCATAAGTTCAAGGATATATTCAAATGTCATTTCTTCATACATTGATATCAACTTCCTCCTCTCCATAGTCCGTAATGATCGTAAATGTAATTTTGAGTGTGCTTTCCTGCCTTTCTATCTGAATGTTCTCAATCCCATTGACATAAGGATTCTCTGACACGCATTCCGTTACAAAACGATTGACTTCTGATTCTATGTATTCGTCCGAATTATTCGATCCAATTAATTCTCTCAATTCGCTTCCATAGTCCCATGAATATTGGTAATACTTGTATCTAGGAATCAATAAGGCAAGATAGCACCATGCAGCAATAGCCTTTGATCCTTCAACAATTTTCCCGGTCAGCTTTCCTGTCGCAAAATCTACCTCATACTCTTTTGGATACCACTCTTCTTCTTCGTTAATATCCTCTTCTTCTGTATCTTCTTCAAATGGAAACATATCACACCACCTTACAAATAATTATGTAGAGATCATCTCTTATCTTATATACCAATACCAAGTCCCCAGCTTTCAGATCTTTTATATTTTCGTTGATCTTATAGTCGTCTGTATCTAATTTGTTCCCTCCGACTTGTATTTCTGTTGAAGATACTGCTTCGGCCAACTGAAGCTCTTCAGGATTTGTTTTGCTTCCCATCTTCTTCATGATCTCTAATAACTGTTCATATTGATTCACAGCACCCTCCTTCCCTGCATCCAATGCTTGACATAATATGTGCTGTTTAGATTGCTGATCTTCACCCCTCCGGAACTTGAACAGTGTATAAACTGTTTATTGCCAAGGTAGATCCCGACATGAGAAGCCCCGGCCTTATAGGTCCCCTGGAAGATTATCAGATCGCCTTTCTTCAAGTTCTTTTTTGAGATCTTCTTTCCTTTAGTTGCCTGGGCCTCTGCTGTTCTCCCAATACTGATTCCGGCCGCTTTTTTAAAAACATATTGCGTGTATCCAGAACAATCCGATTTACCACTCTGTGGGCTTGCAGCACCAAATACATATCTTACTTTCCCTTTATATGTTTTTGCTTTAGCGATTACTTTATCCGCTTTCCCTCCGGATGCACTTGTCTGCTTAAATCCCGTTCCATTCCCGATGATTGCGTATCCTTTTCGCTTTCCAAATTTATTGCACTGTGCTTTTGTCTTCATTAATAAGTCAAAGTGATAAACTCCATTTTCAATGTTGATCCGTCCGCCGCGGTCATTGACCTTATGCACTTTTTTGTCCCTGGACGTTTTCGTTCCAAGGACCTGAATCTGTTTTCCGTAGGAAATTGACTTCGGCGCTGCGCAGGTATATTTTGATGGCTCGAGCTTTTTCCCTTTGCAATCATAAAATCCGCCTTCCATTTTATTGTTGGCCGGGTAATATGCCGTGAACAAAGCTTTTACTTTTTTTCCATTCAGTATCCCTGTGCTCTTTGTCTTATTATCTTCCGTATCACCATCCTGGGTATCCATGACGTTTTTAAATGCAAGTTCTAAAGTCATCATGTGCGTGCCGTTTTCCCAGGTATGGGAGTCATTTTCGATGTAAAATTTTCCGGTCAGTCCGGAATCATCATCATGTATTTTTAATCCATATCCTGAGATACACCGGATGTCACCAATCGCAGTAATGGACGCACTTTTTTCTATTCCTGTTAGTGTGTTCTTTGCTTCTTTTTTCCCGCTGCCTTTGTCAACCGTAATCGCCTCCTGAAAGGTTCCATACGTTTTCATCCATTTCTTGTTTGTTACCGTGCCAATCTTCTTATTCTTTTCATTATATATTGCGACTTTATTGATCACAGAATCGCTTGTCTCCTGAAACTCCGATTCTGTGATTCCCTCTCCCTGATTCAATTCAATTTTAAGTAGTTTTCCCTTTTCTATTACAGAAAGCTTATCCCCTACCATAACCGGCATATATTTCTTCCCTTTTTTTCGGTATGCCTTTGTGTAAACTGCCAGGATCATGTTGTAGTATTCTTTTTCTTGAAAGAAGATTTTTGATATTTTTACCCCAGTTTTCGCTAGGCTTGTTGTCTTAATCTTCAGGTCTTTGCAGATCAGTTTCACGATCTGCTCCGGTTTTTTCTTTTTAAATTTGTACGTTCCTTTGCTTCTTAACAAATGAATCATAAAGTCATTGCAGGTGATGGTTGTATTTCCTGCTTCTCCGGTCCTGGTTCTGGTTGTCACCTTTCCGTGAAATAACTTATCATCTCCATCGTAAAAACAAACAATATCTCCGACTTTTATATCAGGAATTTTAAAATTCTGATCACCGGCCGGATTTAATAGTCCAAATTCAAAAGTCCTTGCTGCCTGATAACTGCTTCCTGACCAAGAATAGTTCGATGTAATGTCTGTAATGTCATTGTTTTTCCACTTAACTTTTAGGCTCATTTTTCTATCACCAGCTTTGTTCCGGGGTAGATCCAATGTCCGTTACTGGACGACTTCCTCCCGTGTTTTTTTGCAGTTTTTTCAATGATCGTTTTGTTTTTCTTGTAGATTCTTTTCCAGTTCGATGATTTTCCCGTTTTCTTCTTTGCAATACCCCATAGAGTATCTCCTTTTTTCACCTTATATGTTGATGTTTTTGTTTTCTTGCTCGATCTCTTTTTTGTCTTACTTTTCTTTTTTACTTTTTTCCCTGACTTTGTATTTGTCTTTTTGGGCTGTACTGTATATTTGACTACCACATACTCTTTTAAACTGAGCGCAAAACTGACATCTTCGGTTCCATCATCTTGCCCATATTCAAAGCTCTCAATGCTTACCGTCATATTAATATTTGGTTTTCCGGTAATCATAAGTTGTGGTGTAACTTTTCCATCTTTCCAAGACTTTATCTTTTTTACATAATGCCATGGATCTGTATTAAATCCTTTATATTGACAGAAATCATATTCCTGTGCTGGGAAAAAGGCACTGATTTCAACTGTTCTCAGTGCCTTTTCTCCAAGCAGATTTACTTCCCCTTTTCGATGTACGTTTACGCTTGTATTGTTTTGTCCGTCTGAGATTTTATAAGAAGACGGGATCACTGCAAGCCTGATTTTATCACTTCCATTGTTTAACCAAAATTCCCTTTCTTCCTCCTCACACTACAACTTTTAATAGTTTCTTTACAATCGCATCCACAATACGGTCAATATCTTTATCTTCCCTAATGATAATCTGATCGGCTAATTTTTGAATTACGATTGATTTCTTTCCTTCTTCTTTGGCTTTTTGTATGCTTTTATCGTGCGGCCAAACCTTTGCACCTTTTGGCAGATCAACGATCTCTCCACCCTTCTCGTTAATCTGTGCGATACCGCCTTTCCAATTTTGAGTGCCTTTTGCAAGCGCCGGGATCTTTGGAATATTCACTCCAAAGCTTTTCCCTCCGTATTTCCCTGGAACCCATGATGGAATTTTAATCTTCAGTTTGTTCAGCCCGCCGATGACGGTATTTACTAGACCGATAATTCCATTCAGCGGCCGCTTTGCTATTCCTAACAACGCCTCAAAAATTCCAGAAAATATTTTCTTAACGCCCTGCCAAGCCTTTTTCCAATTCCCCGTAAAAACTCCGGAGATAAAATCTACAATCCCCGAAAAGGCTTTCGTGACACCTTTGATAATATCCAGTGTAGATTTCAGCCATCCTGAAAAGTATCCGATCATCAACTTCATTGCCAGCTTCACGATTTTCAGCAACGTTCCTCCGATAAACTTCACTATCGGTGCAAGAGCTTTTAGTAAACTCTTCAATATTTTTATGATTGTTTTAAATGCACTATTTATATTAGAGGCTATCGCTTTTACGGTCTTTCCTAATTGCTTTACGTCAATTCCTGCACTTTTCATGGCCGATATCACGAATTTGGCCATCTTCTTTGCACCAGTGCTGATTTTGTCCCAGTTTTTATAAACTAAGACTGCTGCTGTTACTATTGCCAGTAACGCAATAATCACAATACCGGCCGGACTTTTGATCATTGCGGCAATACCGCCAAATCTATTGATATTTCTAAGCAACCGTGCCCATGCAAGATAAGATTTCCCTACCCAAAAAACCATCTTTCCAAACATTAAAATCACTGGCCCGATTGCCGCCGCTACCATAGCGACTTTAACGATCGTCTCCTGCGTCTTTGGATTCAGTTTTGAAAACCGTTCTGATAGATCCTTTACCTTATTTGCCAGCTTTGTCGCTGGTGGAACAACTACTTTTAAGACAGCCTCCCCGAAAACCGTCATTCCATTCTTTGCAATATTGACAGACTTTCTGATCTTGCTCAGCGGCGTTTGAATTGCTTTTAATGCTTTCTCTGTGGATCCCGTTGAATCCTTCATCTTCTTTGTCTTCTGATTGAAGGTATCATATTGGGAACCAGTCAGGGCCAATGCACCGACCAAGGCCCTTGAATTTCCAAACAGTTTTGCCATTTTGTCGGACTGTCCGCCTGTCTCTTTTTTCAAAATTTGAAGGACCCCACTCATACCCTTCGCCTTGATCATTGCTTGCCCGTTTTGATAGCCATATTTGGCCATCAGATTTTGCATGGATTCCGTAGGCTTTAAAAGCCCCGTGAAGATTCCTTTCATCTGCGTGGTTACTTCTGCTGTATTTCCTGTGACCCCGGTCAATGTCGCCATGGATCCGAACAGTTCTTCGTAGCTTACATTCAAGCTGTTTCCTAATGGAAAAAGCGGTTGCATACTTTCCGCCATCTCTGGAAACGTGGTCACTCCAAGCTTTTGCGTCTGGAATGCCAGGTCAGAAATTTTCTTTGCGGTCGTTTCTGAAATGCTATTGTACCCTTTCATTCCGGAAGAAATCAGGGATACAGAGTCTTTCACTTCGGCTCCGCCTGCTTTCGCGGATTTCGCCATGGCATTAAATATCTTTTCTGTTTTTTTCCCTCCATCACCCAGGCTCGAAATCGCTTGATACATTCCTTTTGCCGTTGTATCAAGCCCCAGCCCGGTATCATTCGATGTTCTCAGAACCGCGTCTTTGTATCCCTGTAAATGGCTCGTATTGTCTAACAGGGTATTAATCTGCCCCATGTTCCTTTGGAAAGTGTCAGCCATCTTTCCACTCGCCACCCCAACCCCTATGATTGGCATGGTGACTTTTCTGGTCAGAGAAGAACCAACAGATTGAATTGATTTTCCTGCCTTTTGAATCTGTTTTGCCTGCCGCTGCATCAGCCCCGTCTGATGCTCCATGTTTTTTGCGGCCTTCGACAATGGTGATGAAAACTTATCGACTAATCTGAGTGTCGCATCAATTACTCTGCTCCTTTTGCGCCTCCTCTCTCTCTTCGCATTCTTTCATCAGATACCCATACACCACTTGCCGCTGATTTGGACCCATCTTCATGTGTTGCTCTGGCAGAATGTTATGATCTCGAAAAAGAAGATACCCCATGCTGATATCTTCTTTTCGGTAAATTAGTTTTTTATTGTTTCCGCCTTAACCTTTGGTGCGCCCAATTCGGAAATTGCATCTGCAATTTCCATAACCTCACTTTTAAAAATAAGTTTCGCCAAATCCTTAGGGCTTGCTGCTCCAAAATGCTGTTGAAGATCTTTATTCCTTAAGTCTGGATTCACAACTCCTTCCGTTGTGATAAGAAGATTCACACCATACATTTTTGAAAAATCTGCTGTTCCTGTCTCTCCGTCCACAGCACTGCACTGAAGTTCTGATAATCTTTCCGGATCAATCTCTCGAATCAATATTTTTGAATCCCCGGTTAGTTCTTGCATTCTTCCTGATTCATATGTTTTTTCTCTCTTCTCTGTTATCTTCTTCTTATCAATCTGTAATAATTTATCAATCAAATTCATTTTTATCTCCTCCTATACCGCGTCAATTAATTCTGCATTTTCAAAGGTAAATGCATAGGACTCTTCACCTAATTTTCCAGCTTCCCAGTCCGCTATCGTTAATTCATCAAAGTTTACGCCGGTTATTTTTACTCGTTCATTTCCAGCAGCGGCCGGATCTTTTAGATTTGAAATGATCGTTATATCCGGCATTTTCCCTTGTTTTACATCCTCAAGCAGCAACTTCAGCATATACGAGGAAACTTTATTTAATTTTAATGTACCAGTTCCCTCAATCTCCGTGATCTTCTTTCCTTTTGTAAGAGTCCCAGTCTGGTTTACATCTGCTTTTGTAATCTTATATTTTGCTTCGAGCCCAATCGCTTCAGCCATGTATTGTTCATTTAACCAGACTTCACCCCAAGTTCCGTTAATTACTTGATTTGCTTTGTAACTATCCCTTTTTCTCTACCTCCTAAATCGTGATCTCCATGATAATATCTTCGATTGCGTCAACAATTCCGATACTTGCCTTCAGGAAGACACTGTCACCGGTGTTTGCTTTCTTCAAGTCATCGCTGGACATTTCCGTTGTGTCATATCCTGCTGCCTCCAAATATTCTTTGTTTGCTTCTATGTCAATTTCTACCGCTGCCGAAGATAAAACACTCTGTTTTACCAAGTCATCCAAATAATTTTGAATCGCCGATACTAAAAGACACTTATTGTCGTATGTATTTGGAACCTTCCCAATCCAGTCATTACGGACTGTCCGTGTGATATCTGCCTGTATCGTGTCCGTAATGTCAATTATTTTAATCTTTTTTTGTTGTTCTCCCTTATCTGAAGTTATTGTTTTTAATGAGTTTACGCCCCTTGCAATGCGAATATCTTCTCCATCGTAGAAAAGGATCAATTTCCCTTCATTGATTGCACTGTCCATTTCTGCTTTCTTCATTCTTGTACAATCCTGTACTTCCGGAAGAACAAAGTAAGTTGCAGACATTGTGATCGGCGTTCCTGCTAGGAGTCCGGCGATACGCGGGCAAAATTGATCTGCGGTGTATTCCGCATCATCGACTACCGTCTTCTCCGTTGAGTAATTTATAACTGCTTCATGATCGGCTGCATAATTCATAACTGCCTTTACATTTTTCCCCTGCGCTCTTTGCTCTTTTACCCAATCCACAACTTTTTGTGGGACCCCTTCTGCCGTTCCATTAAGCGCAAGATAGTCAATTCGCTCACTTTCCAGCGTTTCTAATGCGGTGTCTATTTCTGTAAATCCTTCTCCCGCAAAAACAATAACTGTTCGTTTTGGCTTCTGTTCTCCCCCGATTAAAGACATTTCAACTGCATTTTTATCTACTCCCGATGGAACCTTGTCCCCCGGAGCAAGTTTTAAAATTTTTTCTTTATGTGTTGCTGCCAGGATTAACCCAACGCTTTTAGAACCGGCTCTATCTGTTACACTTTTGGCCAGCTCTGAAAATCTGATGCTAATTTGTGGCATTCCCATGTGTTATTTCCTCCTTTACTCTTACATCTTTGATTTTCGGTTCTGTTGCGATTTGACGAATATCCTCGTAAAATTCAAGATTGAATACAAATTGCATGATGTTCTGCGCTTTCCCGGTGTATCCTATCTCTGCATCCATGACCATTAATTTCTCTTCGCAAACTTCAATATAGTCTCCGATCCCCTCTCTGATCTTTTCGGCTATTTCAAGCTGTTTAGATTCATTCTTTTCTTTTTGAAAGAACGTTGTTTCAATCATGCATTGTGATTTTACAATACTGATTGTTGCTCTTTCTCTGAAAATAAGCGGAATAATACGCACAAAAAAAGAAGGGGTTTTATATCCTTCTTCTATTTCTATGGAATATATTTTTTTAATTTCCGGACATTGCGTTTTCAGGATCTTGATATAGGCATTCTTTATGCTTTTTAATTCTATCACTTATTTGCCTCCTCACATATCCTGTTCAGCATCCGTTCCGCCCGCTCTGCGTGTTTTTCATGCCACTTTGCAATAACCGGCTCTTTGATCCGTTTCCCAGGAACAAACCCGACCGTCTGACCTCCATTTTTGAGTTTCTTCCCTTTTCTGCTGACCGGAGTGACCATCTCGTGTCCATTGTTAATCAAATGAAAATGAGGATTCTTTTTTCCTCCCTCGGCAAGAAAGTTTGTTTCAAAATTCGCTCTGAAACGATATATCTTGTCAAATCGAAATCCTTTTACTATATTTCCGGTTCCCTTTTTTACCTTATTCCATGTCTCTCGTCTCATATCTTTTTTAAATTCAGATTGTTCTTTTTTCAAGGTACTTTCAGCAAGATCCGGGAATTTCTTTGCGGCCGCTTCTAACTGCTCCTCGATCTCTTCAATTCCATCAAAGTCAAAAGATATCATTTATATCACCTTCTTTGACATACTCCGTACACTGAATCTCAAGCATCTGGTGTTGTTCCTCTAGATCCGCAACATATTTGACTTCTAATTTTTTCCCCTTATACTCAAGGATTGTATCAGTTTTAATGTCTTCCCTGTACCTTGTATAGATCACATAGGAGATCTCCGGGATAATTTTTAATGCCTCATAGTATTCCCCTCCCCGGATAGATTTGACAGTCGCCCATATTTTCGACCCTTTTACTTCCCGAAAGACCGTCTGCCCCATATCATCTTCTATTTCTTCCCTTGATATGATAAAGATTTTTTTGTTCATTTTACCAATATTAATTTGCTTCATCATGGCCTCCTAAATCAAATTTTGTGAATATTGATAAATGATATTTTCCACGACCCGGTTCATGTTCTGGTTATCAACATACATTCTTCGGTTATCATACATATCTTCTACAAGAACAAGAATTGCTACTGTCAGATCATCACTTGAGTTGATCTTCTGATCATCAATGCCAGTCTGATTTTTTATGTAGCCGATTGCAGCGGAATGAAATATTTCAATGTCCTTAAAATCGCTTTCTTCGGGATCGTCAATTTTTAGGTAGTCAGCTATGTACTCCGGCGTGAGTTCATTTGCTTTCATTCTTTGTTTTCCTCACTTTTTCAATGTACCCCACTTTCAGGAGGTCTTTTACGACCTCCGTCTCTTTACACTCTCTAACTTCTCCTTTTGACATTGTGATTGTACCGCAAAAATTTTTCAGTGCTCGAATCTCCATAGACTCCTCCTATGATGCTTTCATTTTCAGCTTCGCAATCTTCTGCACGTCTGCCACCTTTGTATCAATTTCCATCCAGGCAACCACACCAACGGCGTGCATTGTTGCATATTTTTCTCTTAATACTTCGATTGTAGCTTCTTCTGTGACCTTCACAGCAAGGCCGCTCATATCCCCGTAAATGATTGCTTCTTTTCCTGCTTCCATCTTATCCATGTTGTCAGAGCAATACACATCTTTTCCAAGCAAAGTATAACCCCATTTCGCCGATACATCCCTGTTTAATAGATAATTTCCGTCAGAGTCTTTCAGTTTCCGAATGGCTTTTCTTGTTGTCTTGTTCATAATCCAGATGCAGTCTCCCTGGTATGTATCAGGCACTTCTTCCTGCACGTCAATCAGCTCATCGGCTGTGATTGCGTTTGCTGCTTCCGCAGTTATCACCTGTTTTACCCCGGTCATTCCTGCCGCTTTATCTGCTGTTCCAATCAGACATTCATGTTCTACGAATTTTGCAATCGCTTTACCCATGTAATCAATGACCTTTTGAAGAACATTGAAATTGCTGTTATTCATCAGTTTTTTTGACACCAGCGTCAGCGCTCCGGCCAAGAATCCGGATAAATCAATGGATTTGAATGACCCAGAACTTGAAGTCAGTTCAGTAAACTCATCCGCATAAGCCATTGTAATAGAACTTGTTTCTTCGTCATAATATGGAATCGAAATATTTCCGCCTACATTATACCGATCTGCCATCTGGTATACCGGGCAGATATCAACGACCTTTTCAATTATCTTGTTCATAATTGAATTTGGAATGACTGCCCCGTTATCCGTAAATGTTAGTTTTTCTGCACGCTCTTCGGTTGCGTTTCCTCTGAGATAATCAACAAATGCTCTTTCTTCCACACTGAGTTCTTCTGTTTTTTGTTCCTGCTGCTCTGTTTTTTTTGTAGGATACATCGAACGGACTTTTTCTTTTGCCTTGATCGTGACGTCAATTCCGGCGATCTTCTTTTCCAGATCGTCAAATTTTCCTTGCTCTTCTTGGCTCATGGCGCGCTCTTCGGTTTCTGCCGTTTCTACAATCCCTTGTAATTCTTCCAGATAGGCGGCCCTCTGTTCTTTTAGCCCCTTAATGTTTTCTGCTCTTTCCTGGATTTCTTTTTTTGTTGTTACAATTCTTCTCTGCTTATTCCTTAATTTTTCCTCCTAAATTTTTAATTCTGTTTTTGTATGATGAAAGATCCGGTTTTTCTCCGGCTCTTAAATCCTCATATACGGCCTCTGTCTCCTCGGCCCGCTCCTCAATCACTTCTTCCCCTTCCGACCGCAAATAGACCGAAGTTCCTGCATAACACGGAAGTTTCCTTTCGTCAATCAAGGAAACTTCTTTTAGTTCAAGCTCTTCCACATACCTTCGCTTCACCCCGGTTTTTGTATCTTCTTCACTTGCTTTCTTTTCGACAAAACCAAAGGACCAGCCCCGAAGTTTCTTTTCTTTTGCTTTTTTCACGATCTCAGCGTCCGTGATCTCTGCAATCGCCCGAAGTCCAATATTATCCTCAAATAATTTTATATTTTCCTTCGTGCTTCCAAGCTTCCTTGAATGATCATGATTTAGTAGAATCTCAATATCATCTGCCCGCTCTAATGCCTTTTTGAAAGCTCCGGGGACAATCTGTTCTATAAATTTTTCTCCGGTTCTTCGGTCCCTGATTGGCCTGCTGTCTCTCCCGACTGCATTGACGTATCCGTCAATGAGGACGGATTGTTCTCTAAGTTCAATTCTCCTACTTCTTCCCCCTTTCTTAATTTGTTTAGATCAATCGTTTTATTGGTATTTAATACATAAACTTTATTTGCAACTGGATCAAGTAGCCCATCATTTAATCCTAGTTTTATAAACTCAACTCCCAGCTGCGGCATCTTCTCTTTCTTTCTAACTTCATCTACTTGTAAGAATCCTTTTTCAATTCCTGTTCCGTATGCAGCATATCGTTTTTCAATATCGCTTCGGTTCAGGTCATCTGTATCTGCCTCAAAGTAATATTGTCCCTTTTCTGATTCAAGGAGCATCGCCCGGTTGATAGCAGTTTCCAGAGCTTTTAAGACGTTATTGATCTCATATTTAATAAAAATTTTCTCATCTCGCTCTGTGGCTTTTCCTTCAATCATTGCTGGCGGAGTTCCGACAATCTTACACGCCTCTATCCCATTTGTTTTTTTATTTTCATTGAGCTGCATCTCCACCGAAGTATTCGATGCTTCCTTGAAGTCCATACCATCGTTTAAAATCACGACACTTTCTCCATTATTTGAATAAAGCTCTCTCCATGCTTCTTTCAAATAATTGATTTGTTCTTTTTTAAGGCGGCGATCTGATTTTAGAAATCCTTTTTTGTTCCCACCTTTTGATGTAAGATTTCTCTCAAATCTTAGAGCAGCCCAGGCAACTGACAGCAGTTCCTTATTTTCTTCTATGATACTTTTTCCCCTAATTCCATCTTCTGTATTTCTCAGCAATCGAATCCAGTCTTCCGGATCATATGTATTTCCCTGTACCATGATCTGATAATCCTTGAAAATAACATCCGTGTTTTCCTGGAATGAAATATTACTTTCTTTTACATAATGCAGGCTTTCTATCTTCCTTCCATTTTTATTTATATAGGCGTAACCGCCTTTTCCAAGAAAATAATCCATGATTAGTGCATGTTTGAACTGGTAGCCGTCCAACGTATCCCCGGTATCTTCATTTAAAAGAACCGTTCTTTCGTCCTCTACCACTTCATTTTTATCACCGTTCCTTTTATAAAGCTTTATAGGGATTGCCGCCACTGTATCCGCTATTTTAAGAATTGCCCCCGCAAGGGATGGAATATTCATCGCTTTTTCCCGATCCATTTCAACACCATAGATAAAGGCTCTTAACAGAGCTTCGTTCATTTCCGGTGTTTCTTTAACTGCAGGCTCCGCCCGTTCCTTTCTTTTAAAAAACTTCCTTTTATACCTCCTTTATGCCATCTGACATATAAACCCATCATTTCCATACAACATATCCTGCTGAATTAAGTAGATTGCATTGATAAGGGAAATTACCATATCGACTTTTCCACTTGATTTTTTCTTATTCACATATTTATTTAAATTTGTGTCCTCCGTGCACCTGGCATTTTGAAAATTAATTTCAAGTAAGCGATTACTTTCATACTGAAATTCATGCTGAAGGATTTTTTCCTTCAGCAATTTCGTAGGCATATGAAGTACAGAACTATGCTGTTTAATGTCGACACATTCAAATCCTTCCGCTTCAAGTTTTTGCACCGTTGCAAGCGCATTCCACTTGTCATAGCCAATTTGGACAATTTCAACATCAAATTTCTTTTCGATATTCAGGATGAATTTTTCAATTTCTCCATAATCAATAACTTCTTCTCCGCAGGCATAACAATATCCATTTCTGATCATTTTTTTATAATCAACATGCTCTTTGTTTGACTTATATTCAATCTTGTCAGCCGGCAAAAATCCAAAGACCTTTGCATAAATAACCCCATCCTCCTCTGTTACCATAGCAACCGCTGTATTATCATCCGTCATAGAAAGGTCAACTCCCAGCCATACGCGGCGACCTTTCCAAAATTCTAAGTTTTGTTCTATCCTGCACTCTTTTACTTTCTGTACATCAATATAACCTTCGGTTCCAAGCCCTTTGTACAGAATGTTGCTGTGCTTACATAAGTAATTTTCTCTTTTATTTTCGTAAAGAACCGCTAAGGTCCTTTTTTTCTTGATTTCTTTAAAAATATATTCATGCGCTACGGCTACCGGGTTACTCTGATAGATCACCCGGTCATCCGTTTTCCACGTGTCCCCAGTCTGTAACTCCTGATCCGGTTCGTATAACAGCGAAAAATATCGCCGGTCATCCGTCAGACCGTCCAGTGTTTTCTTTGCCAAGTCAATTTCATCTATCAACACATTGTTATCATTTGGATATTGGGTTGAAATGATAATTCCAAGTTTATTGAATAACGTGATCTGCGAAGACCTCATAGCCTCAACCGGGTATTCATCTAGTGCGCCTGCTTCATCCGCCAGGAATGTATTTGCAAGCTTTCCATCCATGCCGTCCTTGCTATATGCAAGCGGAGTGTATTCATTTTCATTCAAAGTACAAATTATCTGACTTCTCAAAAGCTTAAATGCGGATTCATCTTCATCGTATAGTGCCGGTGATACTTTTATAATTTTGCGAATCGCTTTTTGCAACTCACTGGAAAGTGATAAATCCGGCGCAACAGAAAAAAACCGGGAAAAATCCGGTTCTGTAAGCATCAATATAATAAAGATCACTGCGCTGGTAAAGGTCTTGAAGTTCTTTCTTGCAATTTCTAGCAATGCAGTAACATAAAAACGGGATTCAAATTCAGAATTTCTCAGCTTTGTACAAAGAGTTGCGGTAATAAACAGCCATGCGTAATCTTCCAGCCCATCGAAAATGCTGCATCTAAGGTCCGGGTGGATCATGATTTTTGTTAACCTGCATATTTTCTCATATGATTCTTCATCGACATAAGCATCCGGATCGTTGCCGTCTGCAATGTTAATCCAGTCCCTTGCCTGCTTTTTTACATACTTCGGTACCTTACCATCCGTTTCATTGACACACCAAGTCGCATACTGATAAGCTTTTCCGTCATGAACCATTCAATGCCTCCATCAGAGGATTTTTCTTTTTTTCCACCTTTTTAGGCACCGAACGTAAAGCGGATGCAATGGTCATTATATTTTCTTTCTCGATTTCCAGCAGCATTTTTCTTTTTGACTGCACCTGGCGGTCCAGAGCAATTAAGTTTTTTTGCATACTGTTTTCTATCCCGTAAAATTCTTTTGGTGTCATTTCCTCATGTTCAATCAATTCATCTGCTTTTTCCTGAAGATCGCAGAGCTGTTCAAACATTTTTTCTCTTTTTTTCTCAAACTCAAAACACTCAGCGTAGAGAAGACAATACCGATTGATCACAACTCCGTATAAATCATCATTTTTTTCAATATTTTTGAGTAATTTTTTTATTCTGAGGAACTCTTTATGAGCAATTTTATTCTGTTTTACTTCCGGTTTTTCTCTGATTTCTTCTCCGGTCAGCAAAGATTGTTCAGCCTGCTTGCGCTGGCGCATTTCCTTCTTTGTCCGATGGGAACGACCTTCCATCTCAATTATATTTGTTGGCTTTGTAGGTGTTGGCCTTATTATCCCTCCTATCTTTTCAAATTTGAAAACCTGATGTGGGAATAAATTATGGATAAAGGTAGGGCGTCGGTCTACAAGGCCGATGGTATTTTATTTTGCTGTCCCCAGGGGGGGCTGCTACATCTCATCTGCCTTGCTGTTCTGCTCCTTTGCGATCTGTTTTAATATCCTTCTGCTTATATTCCCCTTCTCTGCCTCTTCGTGATGATACCCGCAGAGAGTAATCAGGTTGTCATCATCCATCCTCTTATCCCAAGCTTGGGATAACGGCTCAATATGATGTACTGATATGTTGTTATAGTTATGCTCCTCTATTGTTCCCTTCATCTTCCTAATGCAGCACTGGCAAAGGTAAGCGTCTCTTTCCCTGATCCTTATGCTTTTCTTTGTCCATGCCCTCGATCCGTGGAACTTTGTTTCCTTTGTATTCTTCTTATTTGTTTGAGGTTTTTTCCCACAGTTGAACTTACTGTCATGGATCCTTCCACAATATTTACAACTTTTCAGCATCTTATCCTCCTGACAAAATTGCGGACATAGGAGTCGAACCTATAACTTCGGCTAAGGAGACCGATGTGATACCCTTTCACTAATCCGCGAACATGTATCCAGGAATCGAACCTGACTCTTCCGGTGCGCCCGGTTGTTTTCACCAGTAAACTACTACATGTTTAGCAGTCAGCAATGACGAATCCTCGCGATAATACGTCATTGCTGTGGCCATTCTACTAAATGTGGAAAGAAGGAATCGAACCTTCTATATACCGTTCCACAAAATAAGGGAACAAAGACTGCTGCCGTTTGGCTGCCTTCCCTGTTCCCTATTCCGATACTACTATAATACCTTAAATAAATGTATGTGAGTACGGTTCTTTTCAAAGTGTATCTTCAAACAGTATATCTTCATCTTTTAAAAAGATTATTCCGTGTCCGTAGTAGCCGTTATGATCGTTGTATACTGCGAATTGTAATATTGTTCCGTCTGTAATCACAAGATCAACAAACTGTATTCCACCGGCTCCATATCCAAATGGTGCCGTGTTCTCAGCCTTTTCTTTGTTCAAGGCTACATCTGTGAGATTTACTTCTTTTATCTCCTTTCCTATAAACCGCTCAAAATCATCTTCACTTGAAAAATATCCCCATTGTTCGAAGCAATTTTGCCTATTATCAATCAGTATACACAATTCATGTTTATCTGTTGTGATTTTATATCCGTCATATTCACCGCGTCCTTTCATAGCATTAAGTATTTGCAACATACCTAAACGGCTCCCTTTCATTCCGTCTATCTTTCCCGTATTCCTAAGTATTACACCATATATTTCCTCTATCGCTTTTATCTTTCCTAGCATTGATTCCTCCTATATTTTTTTAGAAAGTAAAAAATAGAATTTCCTTCTGCGGTCATAAAACATGTCTTTTCCTGCCGGCATATTCATAACCGTTGTCAGATATTTAAATGATGCACCTTCTTCTGTGACGTTTTTCAAAATGTATTGATATAGTTCCCCACTCGCCTCAATGGCTGTTTGCTCTATCATTTCTACATTTTTTGCCGCCTGCTGCCGGATAATCGCAAGGTTTTGTGTTGCATCTCCCGTCTTGTTCCCCCTAGACATGCCGTTTATCTCCTGACTTCCCAATGTATCCGTTTTATATTTCAGAATATCTCTGAACTCATGGTAACGCATTGCGAAATGGTAAGCCTGGTAAAATGCATGCTTAGTAACACCCCACTTTTCTTGAGATATCGGCCTAATATTTTGCATCTTTCTGTCCCTCTTTTGCAGGATAGTTTATGACACATCCCTGACCAGCTTTCCAATAGTCACACTCTTTACACTTCTTTGAACTGCAATAGCTTTCTGCTGCCTTTAAAATTTCTTGTTCTGTCATTTCCTTGTGGTCTCCCTATACCACGTACTTTTTATGATCTGTCTTCACGTTCGCCTGCGTAGACTTTGCGTAGATGGAAGTTGTTTGAATATCATTGTGGCCTAAGAGTTGTTGAACTTCTTCCATTGGCATTCCTCTGTTTAGGGCGTTTGTGGCTACAGGACTTACGGTCCTGCGGAACCGGTGTGGATGTGCTTTCTTTACTCCTGCACGTTTCCCAAGCTCACAGATCATACTTTCTATTCCTTCTTTTTTTAATCGACCATGCGGCCGCCGCAGATGAACGAATAGAGCTTCGTTGTCGTCTTCCCTTGTATGTAAGTATTCTGATAATGTTAAAATCGCTTTTGGATTTAGGTAAACGATTCTCTCTTTTCCTCCTTTTCCATAGACAATAAATTCATCTCCGTTGATATCTTCCCTATTTGCTTTGACGATTTCAGACACCCGGCATCCAGTGCTGTATAGAACATCTATGATTGCCAGATCTCTTTTATTTCTTGTTTCCCGTCTTAACTTTTCCAACTCAATTTCAGAATATGGCTTCTTGATCCGATAGTCTTGTTTAATCTTCGCTATCTTCCTTGCTGGGCTATGCTGAAGGTATCCTTCCTCCTGCTGCCAGTTGAAAAAGGATTTAAGTACTCTTAATTCGTTGTCCTGGGTTACTTTAGAAATTCCGTCCCGCATTGCGCGTTCAGCCAGGTAATACCGAATGTCGTTCGTATCAATGTTCTTGATATCTTTTTGGATCTCATGAAAGAATCTTTGTAGCACATAACCGTAATAATTCAATGTTTCCATAGAGAGTCCGGATACTTTTTTAGATACAAAGAACATGTTATACATCCTGTGATCCTCTTCCTGGTTGTAGACAGCTATTTCCGTTTTCCTGTCTTCAATTTCATAATTGTTGAGGATTATGTACATACTTTGCTGCACCTCTGTTAGCTGCTGCGGCGTAAACCGGATAGATAACCGGACTAACAGTGTGTTTACCAATTCTTCTTTTTTGTTCATACTGCTTTTTAGGAAGATATCTATTGCCCGCGGAACCTATCCTCCTTTCTTGCTTATTTCACTTCTGCTTTTCTGACAATCACTCCTGTATGTCGTGGCCATTCCCTCCATCTCGCTCGTTCTACTTCAATGCTCAAAGTTGAATATTTGCACTCTCCACATCTCATTGTTCTTCCCTTCTTTTGTAGTCAGTGCAGTCAATATTGAGTTCGCACTGAATCGGGGACAAGGAGTTTGCACGTATTCCATGTTCGCATTTATAACAATACGATCCTGTAACTCGTCCCTCTTGCTTTTCCTTTGATAATTTCTTTAGTTCATTTTCTAATCTAGTCCTTTCCATGTTGAGATCTGTATTACAGTTATATAATTCTTTATTCCTTTTTTGTATTTTGCATAATTCATTCCAGCCACAGCTATTCCTGCTACCATGATGACTATGTAAACCACTGTAATTTTAATCATTCATTTCTCCTCTCGATTCTTTAATCTACTTTCTTTGTTTCTGAAGATAACTCATCATATCTTCACATCAGCATTTTTACAACCGACAACCGTCTTAACCTGTTCTTCTTTTGTATAAACATGTGCTTCTGGTTCAAAGTTTATTTTTGGCAATATGGTTCTGCGCATAAAATTATCATGTTCGTACTCCTTTCCGTCCTTCTTGGCTAAATCTTAAGTTTCTTAACATGAGAAGATTTAAAAATACATGATGATTGCGGATTTATCAAAAAATAGTAATTATATGGTATATATAAATTTGGTTCATGTTTAAAACGTTCTTCTCTTGTTTTATGTAATTCCCCTTTGATAATCTTTCCGTCAAACAAAGTTATTTCTACAATCTTTCCTAAGTGCTTTTCCAGTTCTGCTCTTTTCATGTGTGCCTCCCTATTTCTCCGGCATTTGAAATACAAACCCCGGCTGCTTTTTTCCTGTTCCTGTGACTGTCCACTCCTGTGCATATTGATAATAATTTTCTATCATATCTAATACTTCTATTGCCCTTTCTTTTGTTGCATAAACCCCGCAGCACTCTAACAGGCCGCCAAAATCTACGGATATCTGGTGTTCATTTTTCTCTTTTCCGTACCTTGTAAGGCAAGATTCGTTATATGTAATCCCTGATAGGTTTTCTAAGTTCCAGAGATTTTCCCTATTCTGACTTCTGACTAACATCTCTTACCCTCCTTCCTGCCCGCCGAAGCGGGCTGTAAAACAGGATGTCCGGTTTCTAAGTTTCTGTGATATATATAGACCCAGAGTAAATCTTAAATTAAACAATTTCTCTTGCCGCCGATCTAAACATCATGAGTAGCATTTCTGATACAGATCTTTTCCGGTCTTTTCTTGCTGCCTTTTTTACAGATCGCAATTCATACCAATCGCCTCGGCAATTTTTTTGTCCAGGTACATATACGCCTACTTTATACGGTATTTCATTTTTCACTTGCCGATAAACGTTTTCTGTCATAACATAGTAGTTAAAATCCCCAATAAAATTATGTCCATTTTTTGAGTGAAAATCTTCTACTGATGATTTGACTTCATAGCAATAGAAGTCCCCCTTTTCAATACCGGATATAGTATTGTTCACAGGCTTAAACCTCATAAAATCCACCCTTATTGCATTGCTGGTTCCATAGTCAAATGTCACCTCTGCCGCCCAATAAATTCTAGGATCATTGCGTTGATTTATATGCCTTCTAATAGATAAAGACAACATTTTTGTTATCTCTGGTCGCTTACTCATTCTGTACCTCCTTAAATTCTAATTTCCTTTTAGATACACGCCCTCATAATTTCCAGTATTGCTCAAATCATTTGATACTTCAAAAGCATTTTCTACTCCCATACCTTCATCAAACGGATGATCGTCTGACATATAAAAATATACTGATTTCTCTTTTTCCTTCACATCTTTTAAAAAGTCTTCCAATTCCTGTACTGTCAAAATATTTACCTCCTAATCTGGTGGCTCTGCATTCACCGTTTAAAACAATCTCCATGTCTTTTCCTCCTTCCTTACGTAATGTGCATAATTTATTTTCCCATTTTTATTAGTTTAAGCATGTACTTTGCTATTGCTGTATCTTTTGCTTCTTCGTCTCCTTCTTTTGCTGCTGCTATCACTTTTGTCAGTTCATCCGCGGCTCCTCTTAGATTTCTTTGCATTTCTCGTATCTCTCTAATACTCGGATTATGCTCTTCTAGCTCCCCTTGATCATATTCCTCAGAGAGTTTATCAATTGCTCCGCCCAATAAAATTTCGCAATATCCTTTTAAATTTTCTTCTGAAGGATGTGAATTATTATTTCTAATCTCTCCATATCTTTCAAGCGTCTTTAGATCATCGTTATCCAATTCTATTTTTATCTGTAATTCATAAATCCCTTTTTCTTTTTCTATCATGGTTTATTCCTTTCTACATTTTTATGATCAGCACAAGAAGGATTGCTTTTTGAAAATGTTCAAATCGCTTTATTTTGTCCCCTCTCCATTCACTTATAAATCCTGCCGTTATTTCAATCACAGTAATGATCATTAATATAATTTCAGATAATAACTTGAACGTCATTTCAGCCACCTTGCTATCTCTTCCGCTGGAAATGTAAATGCTTCATCATTATCAGTTACAGTTAAAGTTTTTCCTGTCTTATCATTTGTCATCATAATCTTCAGTTGTTTTACTTTGAACCCTTTTACTCCTTTGGTCATTTTCAATCCATTTACGAATATTTCTCTATTTTTACACTGCATTCTTTTTTTCTCCTTTCCGCCCCTCCGAAGAGGGGCCTACTCGCATTAGTTTCTTTAGTCGTAGTTAATAGTTTCTTTGTGATATATGCTACATGTTTGGATATGGGACAATTCCTCTGTGTCCACATTCCTTACACTTATAGCCGTCTGTGAGGCCGTATTCTATCTCTACGATCCTCTCTTCAATTTCCATGTTCCTGCTGCCGCATTCCGGACAGCTCCACCATGGTTCAAATTCTTCAGACATCTTTTACACCCAAGATGCAATATCCTTGCTTTAGACCTTCAAAGTCTTCAAGTACATATGTAATTTCTTTCTTTATAACATTTCCTGTCATTACTCCATCTCTATACTCTCTCATCTTTAGAATATCTCCGGTTTTATAATTTCTGTCATTTTTTCTTAGTTCAAACGGTTTTATGCCATCTCTGGAATCTACAAAGAAAAGGCTTGAAATCTTTATATCATGTTCGATTTTCCGGTCATGAATTTCTCCGGCCGGATCTACCGTCTGAGTTTCAGGTTGGTTCATGAAATGTGCTTCCTGCAATTCACGCTCAGACATTGCTTCGGAAATATTTTTATTCTTATAGTCCATGCAGTAATCTACTGCTTCTCCTTTTTCACTGCACTGTTCCCAATTTGCACATGAAAAGCATTTTGATATTATTTTTTCTGGATTTGCTTCAAATCCTCGCTGCTCTCCTTTCTCCTCAATGTCCTGTGCCTCATTTTCAATGAACTCTTCCAGTTCAATCTGGCCTGGTATTGGTTTTGCTTCTTCCTCTTTTTCCTTCATCGTGATTACATCGTTTATGCTGAGAGTTCCATTTTCTTTGTACAGTTCAAACACTCGTTTTTGCGATTCCTCTGGCATGCCTGCTGCCTCATAAACTGCCGAAATACCTATGTTGTCGTTTTTAAACTCTTCCATCAAATCAGAACAAAGATTTTTATATATTGTTTTATATCTTCCGATTTGAGCCGGTGCACTTTTTACAATCTCAGAGATTAATTCTCTTGTCTTTCCTTTTATCTCATATTCTTCTCTGAGTTTTAAAACCAGCTCCTCTGTCTGAATAACTTCCGTCATTTTTTCCCAATCGGTTTTATCCCTGTACCTGTTTGCCATGATTAAAGCCAGCCTGTCCATTATGGCATTTTTACTGTCTTTCTTGACACATGGCACTTTCCGGAATCGTTCTTTTCCCTCTTTCACAAGTGCGAGCATAGCAATTCTTCTCCTGTGCCCGGATATGATTCTATATTTTTCTCCCTCCTTCTGCACAAGTAGCGGTTGCAGTAGTCCGACCAATTCAATAGACTGTTTTAACTCTTCAATTTCTTTGTTTGTATCGTAAAAGTTTGCTTTCGATGGGAACAGGTCATAAATATCAACTATTATGTTTTCTGCATCCTCCGATACCTTCTCACCCTTTTTTTCTGCCGTTTCCTTCGATCTTTGATTCAGTAGATCCATCAAGTTAAAGTTTTCCTTTGCCATTTTTCCTCCTTAATGTGACCAATTTGGTCACATCTTTAAATATTCTTCCACTAGAGCTTTATAATCGAATGATGCTCCACATCGGCTTGAGTACAGAATAATAGGTTCTCTTGCAAACGTGCTTGGCTTCATTTTTGGTGTTTTCCGGATATGAGTTTCAAAGACCGGATACTCCAAGGTATTTAAAAACTCTTTTCCTTGTACATCGGCATCGTTCGTTCTGTCATACTGCGTTACAAAGCATCCGCAGAAACGAAGATTCGGGTTAAGGTCTTCTTTGGTATTGTCAATCTGTTCTTTCAATTCTTTTAGACCGTCCAGAGCAAAGTCATCTATTGTGACTGGTACTAACACGTCATCTGCTGCCACTAGCGCATTTATCGTGGATATATTTATATCCGGTGCATTGTCTATGATACAGTAGTCATATTTTCTTTGAACTTGTTCTAAAGCCTTTTTGAACCTTGTCTGCTGCGGTCTCTGCTGGTCAAGGAGGACTTCTAAATTTGCTTTCAAAAGATTCATATTTGCAGTTACGATGTCAAGCCCTTCATAATCCGTTTTCTGTATAGTTTCTTTCAGATCTGCTTTGCGTTCCGTCATGATGTCCGCGGTTCCTTTATGGCTATAATTATGCCGATTCAATATTTTGCTTGCATTTCCCTGCTTATCATTGTCGATCAGCAAAACTTTATATCCATGGACTGCTGCCAGGATATGTGCTATGTTCACACTAGAGATTGTTTTTGCAACCCCGCCCTTTAGGTTTATAATTGCTATCGTTTTCAATTTGCTATCTCCTTCCTGACTTTTTGGATCTTTATGTTTCCAAAGAAAATATCTTTGTTTAGAAAACACTCCCTATACTTTCCTTTTTTCATCGTGACTTCTAACAGGATATAATGCGGATAAATTCCTACTAATCTTCCTTCAATCCGCTGCATATGATCCTCTTTTCCTCTCCCTACCCATCTGGAAAGAGTAATCTGACTTCCTTCCCTCAGTTTTAGTGATTTTCGCATCATTTCATCTGTATATGCATAGCGTCCATTTTGCTTCGCTACTCTCAATGCAATTTCCCTCCCATCAAGGTCCGTACAATGTCCTCTGCCTTGTACTCCCCTGCGATATTCTTTGTCTTTTCCATCTGTCTGCGAATTTTTTCACGGCTCCGTTTATTTTCCGGTTGTAGAATCATGATAATGGAATCAATGTCGTATGTAGGAAACTCAGAAAATGCATTAAATAATTCCTTCTGCATCTCTTTCTTAAGTGCCTTATCCGTTTCTTTATTCAAGTGTGGCCCTCTGTTTCCTTTGTGGAATCCAGCCGGGAGAGCTATCTTTGAATAAAAATGGTCTACTCCTCCATGGGACCGGTAAACAATGTGGTGCATTTCGATTGGTCCTGCTGCCTCCTCGTCGTTGTAACACCCTAATTCCTTCTGCACGTCAAAATTAATCATCTGTAAGTCTCCCTTCCAAAATTGTTTTACAGTTATATTTGTCTAAATTAAGGTCTGCCCTTAATTTGTGCAGCGTTGCGAAGACATAAATCTGTTTCCACAAGTCTGCATTTTTTATGTTCTGTTTATTTGCTTTCTGCCAGTCTGCGCCCGCATACCGGTTTAAATCTTTTAGAATCCTTATGAAGTATTCAGACTCCGTGTGGATCGTGATTTCCATGCGCTCCCCTTTCTTGATCCTGTGCAGTGCCCGGAGAGCAGCCTCTACCACGGCCCGATTTTTTGTCGTATCCTCTATTTTCCCCTCATCAATCAGGAGATTTGTTTTTACGGTTACATACTCCAAGATTGCCCGGTATACTGCCGGTCCGGTCTTTCTCGCATGGCAAGCTGTGTATATGTAAATATCTATGCGTTTCATGGAATCTCCCTTCTTTTCCGCATCCTGGCCCGAATGTAAAACATCCCGTTAAAATCGTTGTAATATACCTGCGACTCCGTAAAAAGATACTCCGGGAACCATTCTTTCATTTGCCACTCAAGATATGACCGGTCTTTGACCATTTCCTTTACATAACTTTCCATTTTTTTATATTTCCCTGACTGATCCTTTTTTGAATGGATCTTGCGGACCCGGAACTGCTTCAGGTTTGTGCTGCTGTTCCATCTCTTCTTTCCCTTCGGCTCCTTGGTTATGTAATTCGCCAGACCAGTAAGACCATATTCATCTTTTTCCAAGCGGCGTGTTTCATTTCTTTGGCCTTTTTTCCAAGTCTTTTCCACAAGGTCCATATCAAGTAATCCGTCCATTACCAAATGGTGATGCCACCTGATTTTTGATCCCGGTGAAAACTCTGTTACATAGACATACTTTGCATTTGGAAGTCCCCGCTTTTTACGCTGGTAATTTATCCTTCTGATGTAGTTCTGCATGTTCTTTATTGCCTCATCCATATCGGCTGGCTCCTGCCCTTTTCCGTATGTAAGAGTGATCCAGATATCCCGGTCCGTGAAGTTATGCTCAATGAGCCTATTCACATATTTTCTTGCATTCTTGTCATTCAAGCTTTTTTGAGCCTTTGAATTATCTTTCTTAAGTCTTGCTTCCTCCGGAATCTCCGATATCTTTGAAAACTCCGGATAGATCTCTATTTCAAGCTGCTCTCCTGCTCTTACCTCTTTGCATGCATATACTGCTTTAAACCGGAACTTTAGCATCTGTTCTATGAAATATTCATGCAGCGTTTCTATCTGCTGATTAAACGCCTCCTCATAGTCATATGGGATGTAGGTCATCCCTCTCTTCTTCTTTCTTGTCACCTACGCACCACCTACTTTTCGTTGAGTTGTTAATATAAATTACAAGGCCGATATAAGCCGCTCGGCTCCTTGCATTTCAGGCAGGTGCATGGTAAAATGAATGTAAGGATTTATTTGTTACCATGCAAATACCTTGGCGTTAGATTCTCCCAAAATCTAACGCCTTTTTTCTTTTAATTCTCTAAGTTCCTCGACCGTTCCCAAGTCTTCATATTGTCCGAGCTTGTCCACGATCTGGCCAAACAGACAATAATTTTCTTCTCTAACTTCTGATATTTGAGAAGCTCTATATGTCCCTGACTTGCCATTATGCATTGTCAGTCTATCCCTGGCATATTGCATAGTATCGCCTCGCTTCTTCTGCTTTTCCCCGTTTTACGCACTGGCAATATGTATATAGTCCGTTCCATTCATGGATAATCTTCCTGTCGTCCCTACTTGCGACAGTTACTTCTGGATAGCGAAATCCTAAGACCTCTTCTACAACGTCCCTAGCTTGTCCTGTTTTCTCTGCCGCATCAGAAACAGCCTTTGCAACGGTTTCTTTCTGAAGTAATTTGAAGAATGTTCTTCTCACTTTATACAGATTTATTTCCTTTATTATCACAGCCTCCCATTCGGCAATAGCTCTCTCTGCATCCATAACCTTAATTTCCTTGTTTCCTGCAATCTCTTCTATCGGTATCCCGCTCAGATACATTGCATAAATTTCTTCTTTTACTTTCTTTTTTATGTACATGATTCCTCCTGCTTGTCCTTCCGCAACTGCTTACGCAGTTGTAACCTTCCCTCCCAGTGATTTGATTACCCTTCGGACAAATTCTTCTTTTATTTCTTCCAGTTCATTTTCCGGGATCTCATCCATGGGAACATCTTTTCCATCAATTTCAACATAACGCTTACCTGGTTTAAGCACAAAACCACCTCCTTTTATACATCTTATGAACCTCTGTTTGTCCTTGTTTCCTGCTTGTTATTTCCATGTATCTCCTTTATAATTTTAGTACAGGCTCCCGCCAGAGCCGAGTATCAGAAGAAAGGAGATCTCTATGACTAAAAACGATTTTTCATTGCTTTTTGATTCTTCCTATAAAAAAGCCCTGGAGAAATACGCAAACAAAAACGCTATAGAAACTATGTTTTTAAACTATGCAGATGAAAATGGTAAAATTGATTCTGGCTCTCTTGCCGTAATGGCCATTATGACATCACTTGAAATGAACAAAGTTGTTCTTAAAACCGTTCTTTCAGAAGTCCTTGAATTTGATGAGTAATTCGTTCACTCATTTTGTCAACGCTTTCGATCTTCCCCAAAATATTTTTATGTTTTGGGGGTTCTTCTTCTGTCGCATTCAAGATTTCTTTTATCATTTCACCGCTTTTCTTCATTGATATTTCAAAGACTCTTTTGGTATCTTGTATAAATCCCTCAATAAATTTTGTATCATCTGGAAAAAAAACAGGTGATCCCTCTTCGCAGTTCATCAGGGCTTCAACATGTATTCTATTGATTAGTTCTGGAAGTTCTGCATAAATAGCATTTTGAAGATTTGTGTAGTGATTTATTACATTGGTTGCTTTTATGTCTTTTGACACTTTCTCACCTCTATTCTTATACTTGTCCTTCCACAGCCGCTTAACGCAGCTGTGGCTAGATAGCTTTCCTTTTTCTGCTTTTCATCACAATTTGTGCTGCGTCTTTGAGGATGCTTTGGATGTCCTCTTCCGTCTGCCTAATATTTTTATGATTCATTTCCCATCCTCCCTATGCCGGTTTCTTTCCCTGGCCTTTTTGCTGCTCCTGTTTCTTCATTTCTTGGTACATACACAATGTCGCTGCATTGCTTTTCATTAATAACAAACCCTGTTCATCCATTTGCAGTAAATTTCTGATTGTTGCTTCTCTCAATTCTTCTTCTGTCATTTTTTTTACGTCCATTTTTCTCACCTCCCGCTTTCTTTGTAAGCAAATAATATCACAATGCAAGCAACGTGTCAACACTTTTGCTTGCATTGTGAACATTTTTATGATATAGTTTTTTCAAGAAAGGAGGTTCAGAATGATAAATGAAAGAATCCGTAAAATTCGTGATTATTACGAATTAAGTCAAAGGGAGTTTGCTAAAAGAACGGATATAGGAGCTTCTACGCTTGCTATGTTTGAAACTGGTGATCGCAAACCCAAAGACATTCATCTTAATCGTATTTGTTCAGAATTTAATATAAGTAAGCCTTGGTTAGAAAAAGGAGCCGGAGATATGTTTGTCCCTCCGGAAGACGATGTTGCCGAATATGTCTCTATGTTCCTAGAAGAAAAAAATGATTTCTTTGACTTGATACTTGCGACAATGCGATCATACAAGAACTTAGACCGATCAGGACGAGAGGTTCTCTGTAAAACAAGTGCAGATATAAAAGAACATATAATAAGTGAGTACTTAAAAAATGAACATACAAAAAAAGAAGACGATTAACTCGTCCCCTTTTTCTGTAAGTGCCTGTTAATAAGCACTAAAATCTGTTTTATGAAATGTTCGTCTGATTCGTCCATTTCTTGTAGTTTTTCAATAATTTGTTTGACATATGGGATGTGATTCATGGCTTATCCCCCTTTTCATATGTGAATTTATAAGATATAAAGATTTTACCATAATTTCTTTCTTTTGTGTCATATATACATACGATTTCCAGAATACCGGAAATCGTACATTGAACCGCCGCAACATATTGAAATTATGGTATAATTTACTTATATTTGCTTATAAAAAGGTCTGTAATTCGTACATTTAAAGCTTTTGCTATTTTTTCTAACTGATCCAACGTGGGTGACTTCTTTCCATTCTCAATGTCGTTTAGCGCGGTTTTCGTGATTCCGGTTAGATCTTGTAATTGCTTTAAAGTTATATTTTTATTGTGTCGTGCGTGCCATGTTCTTACTTCCATAAATCACATTATAAATGAAAATTAGATATGAATTTTTGGTAAGATTTACCATAACAATACACTTAAGAGGGATGTTACTAAATTACTACAATAAGGAGGATTTTATGGAAACTCAAAAATTTTATGCAAATACCTGGTTTACTATTTTAATGCTTATTATCTTTTTCCCGGTTGGATTGATACTTATGTGGAAATATGGAAAGTTTAATAAGGTTGTTCGAATCGTTATTACCGTTCTTCTTTGTCTTGGTTTGCTATTTTCCTTATTTGGAGAAGAAAAATCAGATTCCGAATCAACCACATCTTCATCAGCCACTGAAAAGAAATTGACTGCTGCCGAAAAATTCGCTAAAGAGCAAAAACTTTCTTCTAAAAGAGGAATCAATTTTTATAATTCTCTAAAAAGCATCGGAATTGAACCATCTAAAATTGATGTACAGAAAAAAGCTGAAAATGGTATGTCTTTTAATTATTCTGATTATTCTTTCGAAGTTTATTTCGATAACGACAAGGTAAAGAACTTGAATAGTGGTACTGTAAAATTTATATCAAAATTTAAAAAGGTCGATGCTGTCAAAAACCGTTTACTTTCTTCTGAAGAGCGTACCTGGTTAATCTCATCAACAAAAGAAAAGGTAAAGTCTGTATTGAAAGCACCGAAAACCGCAGATTTCCCTGGTGCAATTCTCCATTCTGAAGACTGGTCAATCTCTAAGGACAAAAATAAATACACAGTTTCTTCTTATGTAGATGCTCAAAATAGTTTTGGTGCACAGACAAGAAGTGAATATACTCTTATTTTTAAATGGAATGGTGATACAGACATAGAACCGGAATTAACATCCTTTGTTTTTGATGGAGATAAAATTTTATAGATAAAAACCGCTCGGCGGCAACCGAGCGGAATTAAATAGACTATGGCCGGATGTCTCCGGATTTATCTACCTAGCAAATAGATTATATCATTTTAGAGAGACACCTGGCAATAGGTGTTATTTTTGTACTCTTTTTTAATACAATAGAATGAGGTGATGTAATTGAGAATAGCCGCTGCTTATATAAGAGTAAGTACACATATGCAGGAGGAATTGTCGCCTGACGCTCAGAAGCGTCTTCTGGGCGAGTACGCAAAGAGGAATGGTATGATTCTTAGCAATGAGTTTATTTTTATGGATAAAGGGATTTCAGGTAAGAAGGCTGAAAAACGTCCTGACTTTATGAAGATGATCTCCATGGCCAAACAAAAGCCTGCACCATTTGATGTGATCCTGGTTTGGAAATTCAGCCGTTTTGCAAGGAATCAAGAAGAAAGCATCGTATATAAAAACCTGCTTCGTAACAAATGTAAGGTTGACGTGGTAAGTATTACAGAACAAACCGGTGATGGTATGTTCGGAAAACTCATCGAGCGTATCATCGAGTGGATGGATGAGTTTTATTCCATACGTTTAGGAGAAGACGTGACAAGAGGTATGGTGGAAAATGCTATGCGTGGAAATTTCCAATCATCACCGGCCCTTGGATATCAAGTTGTACGCAAGGGAGAGTTGCCGAAAAAAGTTCCTGAAGAATCAATGCCTGTTGAAATAGCATTTAAAAAGTTTGTTTATTCTTCTATGGGTTTTTTAGAAATTGCCCGACACTTGAACTCTCTCGGCTATCGCACAAAGAAAGGAAAATTGTTTGAAGCGCGTGGCGTTAAATACATTTTAATGAATCCAATTTATAAAGGCTGGCTTAGATGGAATTACAGGAACCCTGATGGGACTAAGAAGTCCAAAGATGACTGGATCATTGTGAAAGTTCCAAAACTTGAACCTACTGTATCTGAAGAACTTTGGGATGCTGCAAATGAAAGAATACAATTAATGAGTAAAATTATTGTTAAAAAAAGCAAGCCATCATCTGTTAAACGTCATTGGCTCTCCGGACTAATAAAATGTTCTGCTTGCGGCCGTAGCCTATCCACTTCCGTACACACTGACAAACGATACGGAAGAACCTATATCAATTTTCAGTGTTACGGTTATTTAAAAGGAAAATGTTCAATTTCGCATCAGGTATCAGAAAAGAAGATCGTCCCTATTGTTTTATCTATGTTAAAGGAAGATTCATTAAAGAAAGAGGTTCCCTTCGAAATCTTGACGGATACAAAGAGTTCGGATGAAATCTCGATCATAAAAATGCAATTAGATAAAATAGAACTAAAGGAACTTAGAATCAAAGAAGCATACCGGAATGGTATTGATACATTAGATGAGTACCGCGAAAACAAAAATATACTTTCAAGGGAAAGGTCTTCCCTTCAAGATAAACTGGAAAGCTTATCTGTCCCTGAAGAAGAAATAAAGGCAGATATGCCAAATAGGATTAAAAGTGTGTACGATATCGTTTCAAGTGAATCTACGACTAAAGACGAAAAGTATGCCGCTATTAATTCAATCGTAAAGAAAATTATTTATCGCAAGTCTGACGGTGAAATTGACATCTACTATTATTACTCTTAA